GGGCATGGGAAAATATGTCATCACATACATATAAAGAAACAGTAGAAGAGATTAGTAATGCTCTATCAATTCTACGTATGACAGATGAACCAACAGTTAATGCTTCAACCATGAAGCAAATAGCAAAGTATCTCTAACAAGGAGGAACAATGACAGTAACTAAAAACAAATCAGCATGGGTACGTGGTGGTACAGCAGTAGAGGCTACCTCTGCTGCTAGTGCAGCCACACAAGCAGGACTTAACTGGACTGTACGCACAGGTGCACTAGAAGCAGTAAGCACACCACAAATCATTGACCAGCATGGTGTAACACCAGCCACATACCTAGATGTACCAAAGAAGAAGGCTATTATCCGTGAGGATAGCAACTCAGTCATTGGTATTGTCGGTACTAAATACAAGGTAGTACAGAACATGGAAGTGTTCAACGCATTAGATACACTAGTAGATGCAGGTGATGCACGTTATGCAGCAGCAGGTGAGTTCAATGGTGGTGCTAACATCTGGATGGTACTTGAATTACCTCAAGGTGTACAGGTAGCCAATGACCCACACGCTGCATTCTTATTGGTTAAAACATCACATGATGGTTCATCATCTGTTGTTATCAAGCCAATCATTGAGCGTTTGTTCTGTGCTAATCAAGTCAATGGTTTGATTAGTAACAGCAGACAGAAATACAATGAGTATACATATCGTATGACTCACTCAACCAACCAAGAGTTATCTATCTCAGACATCCGCAACATCACTCACCTAACATACACTGCTATAGCAGACTATCAGTTAGTTGCTAACAACCTACTAAAGAAAGACATGAGCCGTGAGCAAGCGGTTAACTTCTTCAAGAAAGTATGGGCACTACCTACTACAGTAGAAGATAAGCCATACGATTTACTTACACGTGGTGAGCGCAAGCAACAGACCATTGCTAAAGATGCACGCGCTAAAGCGTGGGTTATCTACAATGAATCAGAAACACAAGAAAACATCAGAGGCACAGCCTTTGGTGCATGGCAAGCAGTCATTGAATATGCTGACCATCATGCAACAGGTGGCGCAGACCGCCTTGCTGCCGCCACCTTGAGCGGACGCAATGACAAGGTAAAGACTAAGGCATTGTCTTTACTTACAATATAATAATATTGGCTCGCAATGATACCCGAGTAAGAGTACCGTAGTCGGTACCGCCATAGACATAGTGAACCAGCGTAAGGTGTCCCCTGACACTGAGATGCAGGTAGTTTATGTCAACACCTGAGTATGTGTGTAAACTGCTCATCAAACAACGAGAGGAACAAATGAACACAATCCAAATCACAACACCAGATGGCACAGTAAACTATACTGAAAACGAAGTGCTTCGCTTTATCGAAAAAGCAAAAGAAATAGATGCAATACAACAAGTATCAAATGAATATCGAACCAATCTTACTACAGTACGCCGTACTGTTCGTGACTTCTTCAGTGAAGGTGATTGGAATGACGGTGAACTAACAGTCAACAAACCTGATGTTAATGAAATGCTTAATTCTATTGGAGCCAACGTACTCACAACAAAGTATACTGCTACATACACAATCACTGGTACATTTGAAATAGAATGTGAAGATGAAGATGATGTAGAAACTATCTTTACTGACAATGTAAACGTTGAGTTCTATGATGGCAGCGTTGATGTTGACCAGATTGATGTACACGATATTGAAGTTAACGAATGAGCAAAGAACTTCAAGATAAATTAGACCGTGCTGCCGAGGCAGCAGAGGTAGTATTGCATGAGATACTGCAAGAGATAGAAAAAGATAAGTAATGGCTGAGTACGTACCTTACAGACCATACAAAGGTACGGCTGGATGGTCAGGCACTGATACATCTAAGGCTCGTGCTGTAGATAACATTACATCTGGTCGGGAAAAAAACCACCAGATATTAGCATTAGCACACTTAAAACTATCAGGTTTATCTGGTGCTACATGGAAAGAACTAGCCGACTCACAAGGTTGGCATCACGGTACTGCTAGTGGCATATTGTCAGTACTACATCAGTCAGGTGCTATAGTTCGCACAATTAAAACACGCAACAGATGCAAGGTATATGTGCATCAAGATTACAAAGAACAAGTAGTATACGAAGTGTATAAGAAAAGAGAAAAACTTTGTCCGCATTGCGGCAATGACATCAATGCATAGTCTGTCACACTATGCTATGATGAGTGGGTTAGGAGTGGTGGGGTTTTGGTTCTCTCCTTGTTCCCACCCTCTTAACCTATTTAACAAGGGAGAGTTATGTCAGAAGTAGAAATTACAAGAGACCGTTACGGTAGACCTATGGTTGTACCGCCTAAAGGTGGTAAGGCTGTACCTTATACACGAACAACTACAGTTGCAGGTTCATTAGATGATGGCACTGCATTAGTAGCGTGGAAGTTACGCATGGCAGCAGCAGGTCTAACACTACGACCTGACTTATTACTAGCAGCATCTGCAAACAGAGACAACAAGTTGGAGATGGACAAGTTAGTAGAAGATGCAATGGAAGCAGCAGGTGCTACATCAGCAGCAACTATAGGCACAGCCATACATACACTTACAGAGAAGTATGACCGAGGCGAAGACCTCGGAGTTATACCCGAAGAATATGTAGCAGACATACAAGCATACGCAGATGCAACTAAAAAGTTTAATAATATGTTTATTGAACAGTTCTGTGTGTTGGACAAATACAAGATTGCAGGTACGCCTGACCGTGTAGTTGGATACAAAGGTGAGTTGTTTATCTCTGACTTAAAGACTGGTAGTATTGCCTACCCAAATAAAATTGCCATGCAGTTAGCAGTGTATGCACACGGCTTGCCGTATGACCCCGCCACGGCAACCCGTGGTTCTTGGGGTGGTGTCAACCAAGAGAAGGCAATCATTGTCCACCTACCAGCAGGTAGTGGTAAATGTGAACTGCATTTCGTTGACATCAAACAAGGTTGGAAGGGTATAGAGTTAGCAATGAAAGTCCGTGCCTTCCGAGACACAAAGAAATCCCTAGTAACATCTATTCAAGGAGAATAAATGGCAAGCACCGAATCACCAATCAGTATCACAGTTAAATCAGTAGCAGGTTCTCTTGTTACATTACGTGCAGATACAGCAGAAGAACTAGACCAGCGCGTTGCGTTATCTATTGCTTCTCTTGCAGCAGCAACACAAGAACTAGAAGCAGCCATACGCAATGTACTAGCAGTCAATGCAGCAGTACCACCCAACCCACAAGTAGCATCTATTGCTACATCATTTGGTGGTGTAATACAACCACAAGATTCATTTGATGCGCCAATCAATGCACCATCTATGGGTGCAGGTTCACGCAACTGTCCTCACGGTACAATGACACGCATCCATGGACTAACAGGTAAGTTCGGTCCATACAAAGGTTACTTCTGTCCCGCTAAACAAGGTGACATGACAAAGTGTACTACTCAGTACATCAAGCAGAATCAAGCAGAATGGAATACTTTCCAAGCCGACCAAACAAAAGCATGAGTAAAGCATGGTGCAATAACTGCGGTCATTGGGAAATAATTTGTGAAGATTGTAGTCAACACGCCAATGACAACGCATGCTTGGAGGATAACTGTAAGTGAAAACATTACGCCGTAGTATCGGCAAACCTGAGGTAGGTGGGGAGCCGTTAGCCCCACCATTTCAGGCGTTCCAAAGAGAAGGTATGATACTAAGACGAGCAGAGGTAACTGTAATTGCAGGTACACCTGGCGCAGGTAAGTCATCTATTGCATTACATATTGCAGCAAGACTAAAACAACCAACCTTATACTTCTCTGCTGATACTAATGCACACACCATGGCTATGCGATTGCTTGCTATGAAAGCAAAAATAAGCCAAGCACATGCAGAACATATGCTTAAGACAGAGCCAGCCAAAGCAGAAAAACTCTTACAAGAGTTCTCTAATTTGTATTGGTCCTTTGAGCCTAGCCCTACTCTTAATGATTTAGATGCAGAAGTATCTGCATTTGAAACTATGTGGGGTAGAAGTCCAACACTTATCGTAGTAGATAACCTTATGGATATAGCAACAGATGGCGGAGAAGAGTTCGCTGCAATGCGACAAGTCATGAAGGAACTCAAGTATCTTGCAAGAGATACCAATGCATGTGTACTAGTCTTACACCATACTAAAGAAGGTGCTCAAGGTTATCCATGTCAGCCACGCTCAGCGTTGCAGGGCATGGTTAGCCAAGTACCTGCTATGGTATTGACAGTAGGACAGATGATGCAGGGACCAGACGCATACCTATGCGTAGCCCCTGTTAAGAATCGTTATGGTAAAGCAGACTTTACTGGTAACACATATGTATCTTTATCATTTGACCCAGCCTCTATGTACTTAGAAGATGTAGTAAGAGACTACAGACAAGTAGAGATGAAGGTGTAATGGGTAGCGCAGCCAAAGCCAAAGGCTCAGGAGCAGAGCGAGATGTAGTTAAATATCTCAAGCAATGGTTTCCTTATGTAGACAGACGCTTGGCTGGTGCAACCCTAGACAAAGGTGACATCTC